GAAGGTAAGTCCTTCATAAATTCTCTAGGGGCAGATAGTCAAGCTATACTAGACCATGAAGCTGCTATAAAGAAAGTAACTAATGCTGAAGCTGCTTTAGCAGTAGCAGAACAAGCGCGACAAACTTTACTTAGTGGTAGTGTAGAGGCTATAATGGGAGGTCTACAGGCTGGACTATTTGGTAACCCACAAGCTACAGGACAATTGCAAACACAGAAGTACGATGAACAGTCTCAGTTGATGCAGTATCAGATGCAGCAATTACAATGGAAACAATCATACCCTAATGATGCAAATGATCCCTATACCCAGAGAATACAGCAGATACAACAGCAGATACAAAAGACACAAGATCAGCTAAACCAAATGGGTAACTCATTTGGTGCAGTGTTTACACGTATCTTTGATAGTATATACCAAACATTTGTGAAGACACTACAGAAGATTGCTATGGCCTATATACAGTCTCAATTAATGCAGTTACTGCAAAAGGGTTTATCTGGTCTAGGGTCTAGTTCAGGTGGTGGAGGTTTCTGGGGAGCAGTATCTTCAGGTATAGGTGCTGTGTTAGGTATAGCCGGGGGTAGTGCTAAAAGTGGTGGAACTAGTGGAGGGTCTACACCACCATTCATGGGAATACCTACAGCGGCTAATGGATGGGAAGTTCCCGGCATGGAGGGACTTGGAGATGTATACCCTGCAATGCTTAAGCCCAAAGAAGTAGTACTACCTGTACCACTTGCTAAAGGGCTAAAGGGTATGATAGCTGCTAATGGTGCATCTGGCATTGGTGGTGGTATGAATGTGACTAACAATACTGTTAACCAATACATTACTACTCCTGACATTAGAGGGTTTAGATCCTCAGCAGCTACTCAACGACAACAAGCACTGAAGCTAATTAGACCATAGTATAGAGAGGTTAGTGATGGCTATATATGATTTTCTTGAGATGCAACTAGTTACTAGGATAAGTGGATCTAAAGGCGGACTATCCTACATCAGCATAGTTGTCACTAACCCTTCTGTCCTAGATACTACATTCCCACAAACATCTAGAGGTTATTGGAAAACAGAATTAGATCTTTCCCAGAGAAGTAAGAATGAAATGAAAGCCATAACTGCTTTTTGGGCAGCAGCTAAAGGCAAGAGTGTAGGGTGGCGATACAGAAACCTAAGAGAGTACTATACAAGTTCCGATGCAGGTGTTGGAGGGATACAAGCGCCAGAAAGTATTCCAGGCTATACTTCAGGTACTTCCATGCAGTTAACACATATACGTACACAGTTTGGTGATCCTGAAACAGTACTGATTACTAAACCTGATATAAACTCTATGGGTGGAACTACAGGTGATGGTTCAGTACCATTCTATTTATATCGTGATGGTTCACCAACTCCATGGCCTTCAGCTAGTAACTGGACTTTAGACGTAACTAAAGGTATAGTAACTTTTGCTTCAGATCAGACAGGACATACTTTTGAATGGTATGGTAGTTGGGATCAACCTACACGCTTTGATGTAGACGATCAAGATGCTGCATGGGTAGATTTTGATGTCATGGAGTGGAAGTCAATTAAACTCCAAGAGATACAACTAACCTTTGGATAGGAACATACATTATGCCCAGAGATATATCGGGACCAATGCTTGCTCATCTTGCCAAAAGAGTTGTGACACTTACAACACTAATAAAGATAGAGAGAACAGATGGCGTAACTCTTTGTTTTACATCATGGGATGTGCCTGTACTTTATAGTGACAGTAACACATATCTTCCAGCAATATCAATGTCACCATCAGGAGTTAAAGGAAACTCTGATCTAACCACAGATCAAATGGATATTATAGCCGCTATAGATAGTGTCTATATTACTGAAGCTGATATAGATGCTGGTCGATACGATATGGCTTACTGGACAGTGTTTAGAGTTAATCCTTTTGATATCACAATGGGGCCTATCATAGACCTTGTTGGATACACAGGAAGTGTAGACTATGCAGAAGGTCAATTGACGGTTGCCATTAATTCTCTGGGACAGAGATTAAATCAAACATTTGGGGATGTAATAAGCCCAATGTGTAGGGTTAAGCAACTAGGTGATGGACAGTGCAAAGTAATCATTGGAGATTTTACGTTTAGCGGAATGGTGAGTACTGTTTCTGGGAAAAGAATAATAACCTTTAGTGACACCAACATTACTGGTTACTATGATTACGGAATGATTATCTTCAACTCTTTAGGTGCAGGTGGTGGATCTAATCACAACCTTATGATGGAAGTAAAATCTTCAGTGTCTAATGGTGTTTGTATAGCTACGTTGTATGGAAGTCCAACAGCAGGGACTTTCACGCTGACAGCTTCAACAGGTGGGGTACCCCAAACTACTGCCCCAATACCTTACAACGCTGTGGGAAGTACCGTACAGGCCGCTCTAGAGGCACTCACGAATGTTGGAGTAGGTAATGTAACTGTCACAGGATCAGCAAGAGGGCCATACACAATAACACCTATAGGGTTGTTAGCTGGATTGTTTGTTATATTTGTTGGGGATGGAACTCTACTAACTGGCGGAACAACAATAGGAATTGCATCAGAGTGTCTAGTAACTACATCTGGTGGAACAGTGATGCAAATAACTCTAGTACAGCCTATGCCGTTTGGAGTGAGCATTGCGGACACATTCACTATACAAGCGGGGTGTAATAGACAATCCACACAGTGTAGAGGAAAGTTCAACAACCTTGTCAACTTCCATGGTGAACCTTATGTACCCGGTAACGACTATCTGTTAACTACAGGGTATTCTGTTAACCCAGGAGCAAACTAATGCCTACAGTTAGAGACATGACTAACAAAGTCAGAGAGTACATAGGAACTCCTTTTGAGAACAACCAAAGAGTTAAAGGTGCAGGTATAGACTGTATAGGGTTAATAGTTTGTGCTGCTAGTGAACTTGGAATAAACATTCTAGAGCCTGAAAGATACAACAGTAGAGCAGATCAGATAAACTATGTAGATACGGTGATGTCTAATGATCCTGTACTAGCCTGTAGACATCGCGGCTCATACAAAGTAAATAAAACTATTCCCAGAGAAGGCGACCTAATACTTTTGCGGCAACCAAACTTTAGGCAATCAGGGTATATGTACCACCATGCTGCATACTATACTGATAAAGACACTATAGTACACGCATGGAACTCTCCGGCAGTTAGGAAAGTTACTGAGACATTAATGATAGATGAGTGGTGGGACAATATACACTCTGTATGGTTCATTAATGTACTCACACAGGATTAAACTTTATGGCAACTATAGTCTTAGGTATCGTAGGTGCAATAGGCGGTGCAGCAATAGCAGGACCGGCAGGTGCAGCTAAAGGTGCTATGCTTGGTTGGTCTATAGGGTCTACTGTAGGTGCAGTAGTAGATCAGTCAATGCAGCACTACTACACTGCTGATATGGGACGCACTAATGATCTTAGAGTGACTACTGCTGCTTATGGTAGTTCAATACCTCAGTGTTGGGGGAAGACTAGGGTTCCGGGTTGTATGATCTGGGGAACAGATCTTATTGAACACGAACAGGATCAACACTCAGGTGGTGGAGGTAGTGGTGGACCTACAGTAACAACTAGAGTTTATACTTATACAGTGTCTTTAGCAATTGCTTTATGTACAGGTGAACCTAATACTCTAAACACTGTTCAAAAAATATACGCTGACAATATAGTTGTTTATGATGTAAATCAACCCTCTGCTGATAACATAATAACACCACGTTTCTATCAAGGAACAGAAACACAACTTGCTGATCCTCTGATAATTAGTACTGCTGGAAACACTATGCTTCCTGCTGGTACAGATAATCCTGCATTCCGTGGCCTAAACTATATGGTCATACAGGATATGCTGCTTACTAGTTTTGGTGATAGCATCCCTAACTTCTCTGTAGAGTTAAGTTCAGGAGTTACTTATGCATCTCAAGTCATAACTGATATTGTTAGGCAACTTGGAGTAAACCCTTCAACACAGCTAGATGTAACTCTAGTTACTGCGATACCAGTTACAGGACTTATATCAGCCTCTAGGATTGATGGTAAATCAGGAATACAACCTATACTTGATGCCTATACTGTAGACTTGATTGATGTTGATGGAAAAGTAAAAGCTGTGCCTAGAGGTATGGACCCGGTAGCTACAATAACTTTTGACGATCTTGGAGAACAAACTATAGGATCA